TTTACGTTTTTCTCTTCCGTTTCGTCCAGCGAGAAGGGGACGATGGTGAGTACTCCGGTATCGCCGAAGATCTTGTCGTATGCGTCGCAGATGAGCGCCTGGATGGGGCGGACCACCGTGCGGTTGTAGAGACGGAAGGCGCTCTCGTACTCCTCCTGGGAGAAGCCGAGGTTCTCGGTGGGTATGCCGAAGAGGTTCGGGTTGGCGCGGAAGGAGGTGAAGATCTGCTGGCGGGAGTGCTTGCTCAGGGCGTCGTACCTCGCGCCGAAGTCCTCCACCTTCGGAGCCGTGATCGTGGTCTGGTTCTTCACGTCCGGGTTCCAGGAGTAGACGATGCGGCCCGCGTTCTCGTGGCCGGAGAATTTCTCGTTGAAGCCCTTCTCGATCTCCTTCTTCATCTCGTCGGATGGTGTGCCGTTGTTGAAATTGATAATCATCGAGGAGGTGAAGGAGTTCTCCAGGGAATTCAGGTGGAAGTCGTCGATGTTGCGCTCTATCTCGCAGGCCTTGACAGCCGCGCAGTAGACCGGCTGCGGGTAGACCTGGGAGCGGTCGTTCTTGACGTAGAGGATGGACGAGACGTTGCGGTCCCTCTCCTGCTCGCTGAGCGCCGCCCAGCTCTCCTTCGTGTGGGGATAGAAGGCGGGGTACTCGATGACCTTGCGGCGCGATGCCTTCCAGTCCTCGCTGTAATAGAAGACGGTGTTGTCCTTATTGCTGCGGATGAAGGCGGTCTTGATGTAGTAGATCTCCACGATGTCGCCGGTCTTGGAGCGGATGACCTGGAGGGCCAGGCCTCCGAGCTTGACGTCGTCGTCCGCTATCTGGCGGATCTGCTCTGCGATGGTTTCGCCCTTCGTGTTCACCTGACCGTCCTTGTAGGAGTCGACCAGCTTCTTGGAGAGGGCGCAGCCGTTGCCGCAGATGAAGTCCACCGTGCCGGTGATAATCGAGCGAAGCGTCGGCGTGGTCCTGCATAATTCCAGGAGGTAGTCTGGGTAGGCGTTGCCGGTTCCCCACTCCACCATATTCTTCCCGGAGAGGACCTTCTCGGTCGGTGCGGGGATGTTCTGCTGGATGTAGGGGTCGATGGCCGCGAGGGACACCAGCACCTTGTTTTCGTTATTCTCCATATTGTTTGTAGCTTATTGGCTGGTTGTACTGCTTGGTCTCGCCCTCTTCCTCGACCACCTGGAGGATGCCGGTGGAGAGGATGCGGGAGCCCTCCGAGGCGATGGCCTTATAGGTGTACTCCCACTCCCCGGCGCTGAGGCCCTCGGGGATGGTGAGGGAGAGCGAGGCGAACTCCGTCGAGGGGTAGGACCACTCGCCCTGGAGTTCCAGCTCTCGGTTCTCGGAAGTGGAGCGCACGACCAGTGCGGGCGTCTCCTGCGTCGAGGGCAGCGCGTGTCCGTTGGTGGGCACGAGCACCGTCGCGGTTGTCTGGCTTTTGTCGATGTAGATCATATCTTCCGAGTCTCCTTTCTCGGAAATATCAAAGGGCCGGAAATCGTAAACAAGAAACGCGACCCCCGGAGGGATCGCGCCTTGCTGAGTAAAGAGAGCGGCGCTCGTTAGGCGGCTACGAGGTCGTCGACGATCTCTGCGTCCACCTCGAGAGGCAACTCGAGCGAGTTGTCCTGGAGGGTGATGGAGTAGCCGTTGCGGTCTGCGCGGGCGGTGCCGGTGAGTCCGTCACCTGCTGAGGCCTTGACCGGGGCGTCCTTGCCGAGGAACCAGTAGGCGCCGTTGGCATCCTTGACGATGATCGCGAGCTCGCCCTGGGCGAGTGCGGAGATCTCGATGCGCTTGGCGGTGTCCATACGGTTCACCTGGAGGACGAGGTCGGAGGCTACGAACTTAGCGCCGGTGGCGTCGTCGATGGTGTAGTTCGACGAGAGCGAGCCGGTGTTGCGGGGAAGCTGGTAACGGTGGAACTTAGCGGACGACGCCATCGAGATCGCGGTGATCTTTCCTGCGGTCTCGGTTACGGCAGACACGTCTGCGTGGTTGGCGATGAGGGCTTCCACGATTCCTCCCATAGAGGGAGCGCAGTCATTGGTAATTCCTGCGAGGGTCTGAGAACAAGCCATATTTTGTGCGATTTAAGACGTTTATAAAAGCGCGGGCGGGTTGGACCTCACCCGCGCCGTTTGCGTGTCTCCTGCGTGACGCCAGGGACTATTCTGTGGCGATAGTTCCGAGGGTTACGTGAGCAGGGAAGTGGTAGGCGACGCCGCTGTTCCACTTGACCTTGATCTTGAAGAGGTCGTCGTCGTCCGAGAACCAGATCTTGATGTCTTCGAGGTCGCCTTCTACGTCGCAGGCGTAGACGAGGTTGTCAGCGAAGGTGCCGACGATCTTGTTGTTAACTCCTGCGAGGCCGGGGGTCTTGATGACGCGGACATCGGAGCCAGGGAAGACGAACTCGTCCGGGGCGCTGTCCTGAGGGCCGGAATAGTGGTAGAAGTTCTTCTCCACGAGGGCTGCGAGGAAGTCGCGGTAGAGAGCCGGGCTGACGAAGATGACGCCGCCGCGCTCGAGGGCCTCCTCAGACATTCCGAGGTAGACGGCCTTGATAGCGTTGTAGGCGCTGGTGCCTGCTGCGAGGCTGACGTCTACGACGTCGCTGTCGTTGTCGAACTGATAGATGAAGCCGTCGATCCACTTGAGGTCGGTGTCGGTGCTCTTGGTGTGGTCTCCCTGCCAGATGAGCTTCTCGATCTTCTTGTTGATCTCGTCTACGAGACCGTCGACGATGTAGCGCTCGAAGGGGAGTTCCTCAGCGGATGCGCCGATGCGTACGAGGTACTCGGCGTATTTTCCGAGGAGAGAGTCCGGGCAGACATCCATATTGACCTTGATGACTGCGGTGGTGACGGTGCGCTGGGTGAGGGTGGCGGTGCCGCTTGCGGAGAAGCCGCAGCCCTTGCCGTCCTGGAGGACGGGAGCCAGTGCGAGATAGTTCAGGTATGCAGAGGTCTTGACGCCAGTCTGAATACCGATGCGCCTGCGGGTGGCTGTGCCAACCAGGGCGAAGTTCTTGAGGATGAGGTCGCGGTTATCCTGCACATAGGTAGGAAGCGAGCTCACTACGAAGTTAGAAGAAGGCATAATTTTATGTTTTTTTGGTGAGTTGTTTCTGCGTGGAAATATCCTATCCGGCGAGGGTGTAAATTTTTACTTCGCCATCATCTCGGCGAGGCGGTCGATGCCCTTGTTGCCGGTCTTGGCGACTGCGTTCTGGACCTCCTCGTGTGCGGGACGTGCTGCGGGTGTCTTGCTGAGCTCGGCGACCTGGGCCTCCAGTTCCACGACGCGGGCCTCGGCGCTCTCGCGGGCGGTCTTCTCAGCTGCGAAGCTGGCCTCGATCTGCTCCTTCTCCTCGGCGGTCACGAAGGTCGGGAAGACCTCGATGCCGTTCTCGAGGACCGGGTTGCCCTCCTCGTTCCACTCGGTGATCTTGAAGCGGTAGTAGTGGTGCTCCTCGTTCCAGACCTCGTAGATGGCGAACTCGTCGCCGGCTTCGAGGATATAGCCGTAGGGGTCGAAGCCGAGGGCTACGATAGCGTCGTAGATCCTGCGGTACTTGTCCTCGTAGGTCTCGGAGAAGAGCTGGGCGATGCGCTGGAAGGCGGTGGGCTCTTTGGCTTTCTCTTCCTCTGCGACCTCGGCTGCGGGGTCTTCGATGGAAGCGACCACGCCGTCTGCTACGGTGATGGTCTTGCCGTCCTCGGTGACGTACTGGCCGTCGGCTGCGGGAATCCTCTCGCCGTTCTCGTCGCGGACGTAGACCGCGTCTCCGGCCTTCAGGTCTTCCTCGCCGTCCCACTCCAGGGTGCCGTTGTCGGTGGCGACGCTGCCAGCCTCGACCTTTTCCTCGGCGGGCTCTTCCGGAGCGACTTCCGCCTTCGGGTCGGTGATGGCGGCTACCTTGCCGTCGACTACTTCGATAGCCTTGCCGTCTGCGGTGGTGTAGATGCCGTCCTCGGCTGCGGTGAGGTTACCCTCGGAGTCCTGGACGTACACCTTGTCGCCTTCCTTCAGGTCCTCGTCGCTATCCCAGGCGAGGATTCCCTTGTCGGTTGTTACGTTGCCCATCTCAGTCGCGATCATCTTCGCGAAGCGGGCCATTAGTCCTTTGAGTTTCATATCCTTTTGTGTTGTTTTGTTGTGTCGAGCAAAGACTCCGTCCAGCGCGTCCACGATGTCCTCCACGAAGCCCTTGTCAGTCTCGGGCTGGAGTTCAAAGACACCCTCCAGGGAGAAGCCCTTGTAGGTGCCGGCCTTGATGTCGTTCCAGACCTCGTCGTTGGTGACGTGGAACTCCGCGAAAAGTGACCCATCCGCGATGTCCTCGAAACCCTCGGGGGCGATGCCGTTCCCCTTGATGAAGTACTGGACCATCTGGACGCCGTCGACCTCGCTGCCCTGCTCGTGCATAAGGTTCACGAGGTTCTGCCGGTTCTCGGCCAGGTACTTCTCCGCCATCGTGCGGATCGTGTCGGCCTTGTAGACGATGTAGAACTCGCCCATCTTGGCGTCTCTGCGGAAGATGGGGAAGTCAGCACGCATAACGACCCCCAGGACGAGCCGCTTCTCTTCGTCCTGGACGGAGTAGAGGAGGGTGCGCTTGTGGGAGTCGAAGGCGAGGAAGTCGGACTGGACCGCCGGATCGTCCACCAGGGAGATGCGGAGCATCCCGCACTCTTCGTCGTTGACGAGGGCCTGGTAGACCGGCAAGCCGTCGATAGTTACTATACTGGGCATATCGGAGTCTCTTTTCTTCGGAAATATCAAAAAGCCCGACGCTGTAAACGAGAGGGCAGGTCGGGCTCTTGAAGGGGTGCTGGAGGGCGTTTAGAAGGTGGTCTCCTGGGTGCGTACGCGGGTGGCGTTACGGTCCGCCTCCAGGTCGCTGGAGAGGATGTAGACGCGCTGGTTGGCGATCTGGTTCAGGCGCTCCTCCTCGCTGCGGCTGGTGATGTTGCGGTACTCCTGGACGGTGGGCGTCACGGTGGGCGCTTCCACGACGGCGGGCACCTCCGGGGCCGAGGTCGAGGGGGCGCTACTCGTCGAGATCTGCGTTGCGCGGATCTTGTTGATGTTCGCCATACCTGCCGCGATGACGGTCGCGGAGTTGAGCGCGGCCATAGTCGCAGCGAGGATCGGGTTCTTGACGTTCATCGCGTTGGCGACCGCGGAGACCACGCCGGAGAACATATCGATCGTGGCGCCGGCGATGCGGAGGTTCTTCGCCTTGATCTGCTCCGCCAGGCTCGCCTCGGTGTTGCTCTCGTAGAGGTCCGCGAGGGTGTTCATCAGATCCGACACTCCGCCGACCACCGTGCCGAGCGTCTGGGCGAATCCGTTGGCGAGTGCGACACGTGCGTCGAAGTACTCCTTCTCCGCTGCGAGCTGGCGGGCGCGGAACTCCTCGTTGCTCTCCTCCTCCAGTTTGTGGATGGTGTTCAGCTCGTACTCCTTGAGGTAGACGGCCTGCTGGAGGTAGAGAAGGGAGCCCTCCTGGTACTCGTTCATCCGGTTCTCGTAGCCGAGCCGTTCTTGCTCTACGCGGTAGTCCTCATACTCACCCCACGCGGCCTTCGCCTTCGCCTGGGCGTCGAGAAGTTCGATCTGGTATTCATCCTCGCTCTGGTCTCGTTTCTTCTTGCGGTCCTCGATATAGTCGGCCTCCGCCTGGAGCATAGCGGCGTTGAAGTAGAGAGTGTTCAGACGTGTCTGCTCCTGGCTCCTGGCTACGATCTCCCGGCGGGTCTTCTCACCAGCCCGGGTTATCTCGATAGTCTTGTCGATAGCATCGAGGACGGCCTTGTTCGCCTTCTCGCGGCGGGTCTGATAGGCGTCCTCGTTCTCTCCGTCCTGCTTCTGCATCGTGAAGTACATCTGCTGGCGGATCTTGACTTCGTCCTGCCACCACTCGAGCGAGTCCTTGCGGCGTCCCTCCTGGATGCGACGCATCCCGGCGAGGGTGTTCTCGTTCTGCTCGTTCTGGTTCTGCGTGTCGAGCTTGCGGATGTCGTTGTTGTGCTTCTTCTGAAGGGCGAGCAGTGTGCGGTTCAAGGTCTCCTGGTTGGTGATCTTGTCCTTCGCGTTCTGGACTGCCGCCTCGTACTCCTTGTCGAGCAGTTCCTTCTGCTTGTCGTAGCGCTCCTGGCTGCCCTTCTGAGCGAGTTCTATCTCCTGCTGGAGCAGGGCGCGGTAGGACTCCAGCTCAGCCTTCCTCGCGTCCTCCTTCGCCTTGTTCTCGTTGATGAGTTCCTGCGTCTCCGCCCTGCGGGCCTCCGTGATGCCGGCGTTGATCTCCCGCATCTTCTTGTAGTAGTTGGTCTCCGCCTTCACCATAGCGGCGTAGGCGTCGGCCTCCTTCTGGAGGTCCTCGGTGCTGGACTCGGTGGTGGAGTTACGGAGCCGGATCGTCTCGTACTGGAGCTGGGCGTCCTGGTAGGCGCGTTCCGCCATCTGGCGCTCCAGTTCGCCGGCCTGCTGGAGGAAGCCCAGCCTCTCCTTCGCGGAGTAGGTGGCCTTGTCCGATGCCTTCGCCCGCAGTTCCGCGACGTCGCGTTCCGCCTCCGCGTTGGCGATGACGGTCTTGCGGGTCTGCTCGGCAATCTGCTTCTCCTTCTGGGCGAGCTCGATGCGCTTCTGGGTGGCCTCGTTATTTTTGAAGATAGCCTGGGTGAAGGCGGCAAACTTCTCGACCACCCATACCACAGCCTTGCCCAGTCCCTGGAGGATCTTCGTGACGGTGTCTCCGATAGCGGCGAAGGGGGCCATCGCAGCGGTCATCGCCTGGGTGCTCTGCTCGCTGGATTTGAGGGCCTTGATGACGGCCATCAGGACGTTGGCGAGGAGCCCGAGGATGGCGACCGCTGGGGTGGCGCTCAGCGTCTGGAAGCCGAGGGTGACGCCCTTGAGGGGTGCGGCCAGTCCGCGAGCCCCGCTGCCCATACGACTCAAAGCGTCTCCCAGGTGCTGGGTGACATTTGCATAGGAGCCGACGTTGCGCTGGTAGTTGCCCACCGAGGCGTCCATCTTCTTGAGCTGGTTGTTGACCGCGTTTATCTGGTCTCCGAGGTTGGAGCGTTTCTGCTCGTCGGTGGTGCTGCGCCAGGCCTGCTTGAGGTCGGCGAGCTTGTTCACCAGGGCGTTATAGGAGACCCCCTCCATAGTCACGATCTCGTTGTTCTTGTCGAAC